AGCTTCGTCACCGTCCATGTCTGGCATTTCTTCGTCGTCGCCATCATCTTCGTCGTCGCCCATCATTTTTTCAAATTCAGCTTTTAGGTCATCTAAAGCAACTTCTAGATCGTCAACACGATCTTCTACGTCACCTTCGCCACCTTCAGCGTCCATATCCATGTCCATGTCGCCACCTTCTGCGTCAGCGTCCATATCCATGCCCATTTTGTCCATCATATCATCAGCTGGATCGCCACCTTCAACTTCAAACTCGTCTAAGTTAAAGTCTTCGTTAGTAGCTTCTTCTTTGTCGTCATCATCTGATGCTTCATCTACTTCTTCGTCTGATGCTTCATCTACTTCTTCGTCTGATGCTTCATCTACTTCTTCATCTTTAGTTTCATCAACTTCTAGATCTGACTCTAATAGTCCTTCGTAGATATCTCTTGATTTTTCAACCACTATTTCGTGGAATAATTCTTCTGCTCCAGCTTTGTCTTCGTTGACTAGCTTTTCGAGCATTTCTTCAAATTTATTACTCGCCATTATTTTCTCCTATAAATTGTTGTACCTATGGTAAGGCTGTCCATTGTATTTAACGTATATGGAGAAAAGTGTGTAGAAATAGGCTCAAAACGAGCCGTTTTAAAGGGATCAGACTAAAACAAACTGATTTTTAAACTCTTCTATAGTAATTGTACTGTAGTTTCCAAGTTTATTTAGTTCCTCAGGACAATAATTATCTGGTGCTATTACCCTTATAAATTCAGTTTTTTCATGTTCTTTAACTACACTAGCTGTTTGTCGTAACCAATTTCCAAAGAATGTAGCACCGTCTTGTGACTTTTTGTAGTTAGGAGTATCAGCATATAAGTTATTAAACTTCATACCGTCTTTTAATCCTTTGTAGTCAAAGCCTAGTATATAAATTTTTTTGTGTCGGTGTTGTGCTGATAACCATAATGCTGTTGGTCCACTTGACCAACCTTTGCCTGGTTGAAAATAATTAAAATGTTGAAGACCTTCATAGGATTTATTATAATTTGTCCATACTTGATTTTTATGTTGATACATTGATTTATTAATTTCTAAAATCATTTTAACATCAACAGCAACTAAGTAGTCTGGTCTAAATGTTCTATACAAAGCATTACATCCGTATACTGGGCCGTACTTTTTTAGCTCTTCAGGTTCTATACTTGATCTGCTTAATCCGTTGCCTAAAACAAATGCTGAATTTTGATTGTGAGCAAATCTACTTTCATCTACTATTTCTTGTTGTAAAAAGTTTATTGGTTTAGAACGTTTGGCAAATTCTTCTTTTTTATCGCCAGACATCTTTTCTAAACGTCTAATCTCCATTAAACGTGTTGCTTCTTCTTTTGAGTATTTGGTCTTATCTAATTTTGCCATTAAACACCGGCAGCGGCTGCTTGCGCTGCTATCCCATACATCTGTCTAACAAAATCTAATTCGTCAGCTTTCTCATTTGTATGTAGCTCGCTTGCTTTCCTTGCACGGTTAATTTGGCGTAGGGTAAGTCTTGTCTTTCTTGTGTCGTCAAAATTGACAATTGAATCATCATATTCGGGCTCATAGCGATTGTCGTCTACAGGCTCAATTGTTTCTTTATCAAAATAAAATAATTCTCTTAATATCATAATACTATTTATATCGTTTGGTCAGTTGCCGGTGCACCTGGTGTTACTGTATCGCCGCCTGTTGCTGTTTCTGGTGGCGTTGCTTCTGCACCTATTTCTGGTTCATCGCCTTCGGGTGATATATCCTCTGCTCCGCTAATGTCAGCACTAATGCCTGCTGAACTAATTCCTGCTCCACGCATTTCTGCACTTGCATCTGATGCTGGTTGATTTAGTTCTTCGTCATTTTCTTCACGCCACATGCGTTCGTTTTCAGCAATCTCTTCAGCACTCATGCCCAAGAAACGTTTCATTGCAAAGCGATTTGAAATATATGGTATAGCACTCATTTGTGTATATGTTGGCACACGAGCATTATCGAGTTCTGATTGTCTATATGCCGCAAAGTTTTGTGGTGGTTCAAATTCTAAGTCAAACATTGCTGTGTCAATGTTTACGCCTTTTTCTAAAAGATATCTTTTAAATTCTTGATTAAAGTCTTCTATAATAAGACCTTGTAAACGTTCACAGTATGTATTAAAACGCAATTCTTGAATAAATGCTGTACCTACTCTACCATCATTATATGATGAAGTTGCGTCATCACCGCCGGTAGGCAAGTAGCTGCTAGGGATTCGTAAACCGCGTACGAGCTTATTAGTAAAATATCGTAAGTCATCAATTTCTCCTAGGTTAGTTCCGCCTGGTAGTGTTTCAACTTTAGATCCTCTACCTTCTGCTGTTTGTGGGAAAAAGTAATCTTCGTTAATTGACAGAGGATTGTAAGAACTGTCTATGACATTTGTGCCTCCACCTGTCGCTGATGGGATCCTTCTTTGATGGATTTCCGTTTTAACACGTTCAACAAATTGCATAGCAAGGTGTGATGGCATGTTACCCACATCAACGTAGAATACTCTGCGCTCAGGCGCACGTTGTACACGATAGATAATAATAGCATCTTCGAGTAATTCTTTTTGTTTGAATACTTTAAATATTGTTTCTAATAGACTGTTACCAAAAGGAAAATTATTGTCTAAACCTTCTGACAGACTTAGGTGTAACACATGCTGTGCGTCAACAGCAACTTCGCCTTCTTCAATAGCAAAACGTGATCCAGGCGGCACATTAACACCTCCTGTCATTCCTCTTGCTCCGCCAGTTTGATAGCTTGCACCAGGACTACTTATATTACCATTTGTAATATGTGGAGATGTTGCAACCATTTCTTTGAAGTTTAGGTTTACATCTTTAATAATGTACTGTTCAGGCTTCTTGCCATCTGATTCATTTACAATAATGCGTGTAAGTTTTGCAGGATCAACATGAAACAATTTTTTTGTTTCTGGATCTCTTAAAAATATTGCATCTCCGTATTTGAATACATTACGGAATGTTCTAAACATACGTGTTTCAAAATTATTAATTTTGCACCACTGTTTTAGGTACTGGCCTAAAATGTTAATTTCGTTATTAGTTGCTGCTTTGTTATAATGAAAATTAAAGTTAGTTCCGTTCTCGTCATTTTTTTGTGTACAAAACTCAGCAAGGATATCAAGTGCGGCATTAACCTCACTGTCGTTATCCATTGTATTATATTGTCCGTAGCGTTCAACTCTGTTTGGGCTACCTACATATACATCTGGTAAGTAACTTGAATAATTTGATCTTGCAGGACCTGGTCGACCGTTTGCTCCGCCGCCACTTATTGGTCCGTAACTACCGCTTACGTTATCGCCTGTGGGCACTGGGGTAAAATATTTTTTCCAACTCATATTATGCTCTTCCTAATCCGCTCATTAAATTGCCCGCACTGCGCATTGTTCGAATCTGTTTATTTCCAATATCTTTATGCATAGTATTTATATTAACTAATTGTAACATGGTTTGGTTCAGAATGTCAAGTTTTTCTTCTACCGATCCGCCTTGTGGCATTGTAGCCATAGCTGTTTTAGCCGCTTCTGTCATAGGAGCACCCATAGTTGCCATCTGATCTTGTAATTGTTGTGCCATATCTGGCATTCTATTCAGCATTGACTTCATATTTGGAATTATTGCGCCGTCCATGCTAGGCACAAATGTTTCTGGACCTAGTTCTCCAATTTTGTATGCAACATCTTGGAGTACGCCACCTCCAAGTGCTTTTCCTCTTGGGTTTGTAGGTAAATTGTTTAAATTTGTTGGAACTTCATCTGTTATTTCTGGATTAAGTTGTCCGTTAAAAAAGTTTGGATCCAGTGCACCAACAAAAGTACCAATAGCGCCAGTAAGTGCAGTTGCTCCTTTTTCTAATAAAGATACAAATTTGCTGTCAGGACCCATTGCCTCGCCGATATTTTTATTAATTTTTGTAGCACCATTAGCAAGCGCCAACTGTACCTCATTTATCGCTGTTGACATTTCTTGACCTGTAGTCATTCCAGCTTTTTGGGTTTTAGAAATACTAGTTGTTTCTAATATAATATCGTTAAATGTTCGTACATACGAAGCTGTGTCAGTTAAAGGTTCACCTATTTTTTTTGCATGCTCAGATACTTGGTCGATTATACCGCCTACTTCTTCTAGATTACCAGCTACCATTTGTGCAATAGGATTTACTTTAGCATATGTAGCTAGTGTTAATCCTTCAGTGCTGTTAGAAAACGCAATAGAAGCTGCTGTTAGTTGCTCACCTAATTGTTTGGCTTTATCTTTTTCGCCGTTCTTAATTGCGTCTGCCATTTGGCGTCCTAGTCGCTCTGCGTCTTTGTTGGTTGCCATAAATGCTTTGGTGCTTTCACTCATAGGCACACCAGTTTGGAGTAGGTCATCTACTAAATCTCTTGCTGCTTTAGGAGCGCCTTGTAATGCTGTTTGGGCTGTTCTATAAGATTCGCCTGCTCCTTTAATACCTTGTTGCTCTAGCAAACGTAGTTTGGCTTGTGTGGCACCACTACGTTGTCTTTCAACTAATTCGTCGTTCATCCTCTTTAGATCTTTGCCAGCAACTTTCGCCATAACATCCAAGGACTCTGCCATTTGTAAAGAACTTTGAAGCATAAGCTCTTGGTTCAAATTACCATCTTTATCTCTAAATTTAGCATCTCTTCGTTGGAATTCTAAATTCTTTAAAATAAATTCATTTGATTCTTGTAAACTATATCCTAAATTTTGGAAACCAGCAATAGTATCACCTTCCATCATTGCAGAACTTAGTTGTCTAAAACGTTTTATACCACCGGTCACGCCGCCAGCAAAGCCAGCAAGCAATTCTGAATTGTTTCCAACCATATTTGCAAAGTCACCTAAGGTCATTCTGGTTTCGGCTGCGGACATACGTAATTCGCCTAGTCTACCTTCAAGACCTGCACCTACTTTAGATAACCCTTTAAATGTATCGTTTGTTTCTTCGAAATACCCAATTACACTCCCTAGTTCATCACCAAACATTGCAACAAAAGGTGCTGCAGAAGCTGCATTTTGTGCAAAGTCTCTAACTGTGCCGCCAGCATTTTGAATAGCTTGTTCAGTTTGGCCTAATGATGCTTTGAATGGAGAACCTGTAAGTTTTTCAGATGCAGATGATGAAACGCCACTGCTAGATGCACTATAAGAGCTTGTGGTTTTTCCGGCTTTGGCATCTTTTTGAGCCCTAGCTGTAGCTGCCATACCATCGCGAATACCATCCTTTATAGCACCGGCTATAGTTTTCTGTAAATCTTTTAACTCATTTTCGTCCATATAATCTAATCCAATTTATAAAATACTTTACTTTTTAGAGTATAAATATTGCTATGTATAATATATTTATCGGAAAAGTAATATGAGTAGTTTTTTACAAGAGTATCAAAGACAGCCAAAACTGTTTATTGACTTACCTAGTCGTGGAAAATGGTATAACGACACTATAATTAAAGATGCCAATTATGAACAACTTCCAGTATTTGGTATGAATGCTATGGATGAAATAATGTTTAAAACACCTGATTCTATGTATTCAGGAGAATCAACAGCTGAAGTAATTAGAAGTTGTATTCCATCAATTTTAGATCCTTGGCAACTAGTAGGATATGATATAGACTATATCCTAATAGCAATACGTATTGCAACATACGGTGACTCTATGCCTGCTGAAACAATATGTCCGTTTTGTGCAACTAGAGCTGAAAATGAAATAAGTCTTACAAAAATGTTAAGTGGATTTGCAAATTATGAAACTGAGTTTACATTTGAGTTAAACAATTTTACATTTCATCTAAGTCCTATTACATACAAGGCTAACACACAATTTAGTTTAGAACAATATCAAAACGAAAGAGCAATGTTTCAGATTGATAAACTAACTGACCAAGAAATGAATTTTAAAGACAAAGATACAGAGCTTAAAAAATTATATTCTATTGGTTCGGATATAAATGTAAGAATGGCAATTTCTTATATTACATTAGTATCAAGAGATGGTCAAACTGAAACTGATTTGGCAGCTATCTCTAAGTTTGTTACAGAAAATGATGCAGAATTTTTTCAAGAACTTAAAGAAAAAATATCTGAACTTACTTACAAGTGGAACTTGCCGTTGTTGAATGTTACTTGCCCAGGAGAAGAATGTGGCAAAGAATATAAATCAGCAATTAATGTGGACTATTCAAGTTTTTTCGGAACCAGATTCTTACGCTCGAGGAATCTGATATTATCCAACTGAGCGATGATTTCGAATTAGAAATCAAAAGGATAAAAGACACTAGATATAGATTAGGTTGGTACATGCGTGGTGCATTTAGCTATCACGATCTCATGTATAAAATATCTAATGACGATTTGGAAGTTATGAACAATATTGTTAAAGACAACATCGATGCTACTGAAAAAACTAGGATGCCTTTAATTTAAGTTGATTTTTTTTCTTTGTTTGCTTTTTGAATAGTTTTAGCACCAATTATAGCTAATTTTTTAAGCTCATCTGGTAAATCATCTAATTTAATTTTCTTTAATTTTGTTTCTTGTACAACACCAGACAATTCCATAATTCTATTTAAATCACTGTGATCTTTGTGATCAATCATATCCTTTGCAATACCTAATGGTGCACTAACAGCACCACCAATACTAAATCCAGAATTGATTCCAGGTATTGCACCAGGACTACTAAATTGCATTAATGGGTTAGTTGTTAATCCAATTACATATTTAATAAAAGTCTGTTCAGCGCCAACTTCTCTAAGAGTGTCTGCCAGCATGTCAGGAGTAAGCCAAGTAGTACCTAGTTTATTCTTTGTGTAATCGTATATGCTTACATCTAGTCCTATTAATTTACCAGCTGATTCCATTTTGCAAACCTGCATTGCACCTTCATAAGCACCATATGCTGCTACCGCACCAACAAAAATACCCCAAAGTATCGATGGTGGAGCTGCGGCGCCACCTGTAAAGAAAGTTGCAACTGCTCCAACTACCATGCCTCCAACTAAAACACCACCAGTTCCAAATGCCATCCCGATAGAGCCAATCATTAAATTTGTAGTTTCTTCTATAAGTTTACTTCTTATGCTTCCCATCTTTTTAGCAATGCCTTTTAGAACATCGTCTTTAGCACCGTTTTCTTTAGCCTCTACCAAAGTATATATTTCATCAAAGTAAGAATTATAAAGAGAAACAATACCAGAAATTGCAAAACCTTTTAATACCCAACCTGCTACAGTTGCTCCAAAAAGTCTTGACAAATGTTTACGCATCCAATTTATTAATTTTTCAGGCACTGCCCCTTTTGCCTTTTCAAAAAGACCTTTTATCCCCTTTGACTTTTTAGATTTGTCTTTAGTATCGTCTTTAGGACCAGGCACGATTTGATTGCGAGGTTGTGATCCAAAGGCATTTTTAATTTGTTTTTTAATTTTATCACGGTGAACGTTTGCATCTGCTTCAGCACTAGCACCAGAAAATCGTTTAATTACTTTACCATCTTGGTCAACAACATTAAATCCTTTATTTCCTTTTGCATCTAGCACTCCAGGCTTAATATCAACTGACTTAGGTAGTTTATTAAACGTAGGTTCAACCTTAGGCTTAGGCGCTTCAGTTATATGATGTACTTTCATGAGATATCCTTAATCATTAGTTGTATGTATTTATGTTTTAACTTCGTTAAAACAAGTTTTCGCTAACGCTCAAACTATTTACTTCGTATATGATTATGTATGATAGAAGTGATATACTAGAATTAAAGCAATATTACGAAGTAATATTGTAATTGCTTCATGTAGATTGTTTCAGTCAGACGGAACCTAATCGCTGGTTCCATCTAATCTTGGTCTTCATGTGAGTCCGTCACAGCCGAGATTCGGAAGTAGGTAATTGTTTATACACTTAGTTCAATGGGCTCTGACCTTTCCCAACCTACGTCGACATCGCTTACGCTACCTCTCGCTTCGTTCCTATTGCTAAAGAGTTTTTATGAACTGTGTTGTGTTCTTCGACTGCTAACATTCAACCTATATCAATCCAACGCCTTATTACCAGACGCGGCTCAATATGTACGTGTGCTTCTATACGAGAGCTTTTTCCACAGCGGTAAATTAATCTGGCCCGCCAACCTTATGTGTTAGATTGTTTTGCCTTGATGTTTTGTTCTAGCAATGCCTGTTTGAGCTTGTCTGATCCGCCTACTCTAACATTGATGATACCATTGTAGTAATCATCTGTTTCAAGCACACGCCTATCAAACTGTTCTCTTGCCTCTATGTAGGACATTTCGCCCCTACCTTTACATAGGTATAGTATTTCTCTTGTAAACTTGTCTTCGCCTAGTTGTGCAACATCTGCGTTTAGCCTATCACTGGATCCCCAATAAGTTTGCCAGTCGCTTTCTTTTGTTCCACGTCTTTTATTTTTCTTGCCTTTAAGTGGTGGCTTAGTAGTTTTAAATTTTGCTAGTTTTTTACCTATGTATTTTTGGCCTGTAGTGTTATTAGTAATGAGATAGACAAATCCTTCATACTCATCTGGTATTTTGGTTATCTTTTTTCCATTATAAGTCCACTGCATGAACGTATATATGTGTGCCTATTCGACTGAGCCTTTGGTCTTGGTTTTTCTAGTTGTAACATGTTTTTTTCTTATTTCTTCCATGCGTAATTTTGCTAATCTACGTATTTCTCTTAACCATTTTCTACTAGCAGTATGTGTTCTTACACTATTTCTTTGTTCAAACTTATCGTTTTCTTTGAAGTATTCCATGTATGCTTTTGTTAGCTGATCGTGTATGTCATCATTAACCATAATACATTGCCTTAAGTGTAATCGGATTACTGCCAGTTGCATGTGCTGCTAGTTTTGTATGACAATCACCACCTATGCCTTTTAAAAATGCACGTTCAACTTGTGCTTGTGCAAAGGTATTAGAATGATTTATCTTTTTAACTATTTCAATAGTGTCAGTATCTTTTTTCCTAGTTTGCAATGCTATTATTCCTTGTCCTACTGCTGGTATAATAGGTATCCTAATCCATGTGCGTCGAATATCTAACGCTTGAAGTCCAGCTTCAGCTAATATTATAGCATCATAATCGCCGTTGTCAAGTTTTTCTAGTCTAGTATCTATATTTCCACGTATAGGTTTAATTTTTACACCTATATTACTATACATTTCTTTTAGTTGTGCTTCACGACGAGGACTGCTTGTTCCAATAGTAAATCCAAAACTTACTTTTCCAATCAATACATCATGTGGACTATTTCTTTTCAACATTGCCGAAATAACTAAGTCAGGATGTTCTTCTCCCGGCATATCTTTTAGACTATGAACTGCAACATCGATTTCATCATTTAGCAAAGCAGTTTCGATTGTATTACAAAATACTCCTTTGCCACCCATTTCGTAAATAGGCACATCTGGATTTAAATCGCCTTGAGTCTTTATAGGTATAATTTCTGTGTCACATGCTAGTTCATTACATACACGATTTGCATACGCAAGAGCTAGTTTACTTCCTCTTACACCTATTTTAAGTTTCATTCTACAATCTCTATATCGTTTGCATAACTTGTAAAGCCATTTTCTTTTATAACTCTCATAACATGATTAACTCTGCCTACTAGTTCGTCTTTGTGGGAAATAAGATAAACATTTTTATCTCTTTCTCTGCCCATTTTCTTTAGCACACCTAGCGCACCTTCAACACCAGCAGTATCCATACCACTATCAATAAGCTCGTCGATAAACAGTAGATTAATATTCTGATATAAACTTTCCCAAACATCTCTAAATGCAAAACTCATACCGAGTATAAGTCTGTTACGCTCGCCCCTTGACAAGTTATCAAAGTCTAAGTCTTGTCCTAGTTGTGTAATTTCGACAGCTAAGTCATTTTGGAAAACAACTTGATGCGGTAATCCTAATTTAACAATATAATATGTAAGTCTGTTGTTTAAGTATGCTAGGTTTTGTTCAATAATTTTCTTACGAATAAAACTATCTTTGTTGGTCAATAGTTTTAATAAAAACTCTTGGTGCTCTTTAAATGTAGTTAGGTCGTTTATAGCTGACCAATTAATGTCTTGCATAGCAGTATTGTTTAGCTCATCGATTTGTTCTTGATAAGGATCTGTTTCTTCTTGTTTTGCTTTTAAAGACTGTTTTAAACTGTCTACATTTTGTCTATGCTCGTATGCTTCTTTAGCAGTTTCATAAAATACAGTAGGCTTTCCATTAATTTCACCAATATCTGAAAGTGACTTAGTAACGTCAACAAGTTTTTCACTTACTTCTTTTTGGTATGCTAATGCATCTTCTAATTCTTTAGTCTTGCGCTCTGCAATCTCTGCTTTTTTGTCTGCTTGTAGCTCTTGACCGCAAGTATAACAAGTAGCATCCTCTAAATTTACAATGTCTTTATTAGCCTTTTCAACAGTTTTATCAGCACGTTGTAATGCTGGCTCTAGAGTACTAAGTTCCTTTTTAAGAGCCAAAATAGAGTTATTATGTTGAGTCCAATTTTGTAACTTTTCATGTGAATCTAACTCAATTTCAATGTCTAAGTGTTCTAATTCGTCTATTGCTTGTTCTAATTTAGCAATGGTTGTCTTTTGTTTAGCTAACCAAGCACGTTGCGTTCCTTGTAAACTTGTAATGGTACTTTCAATTTTACTATTAGCAGTCTGTATTGCTTCAATTTTTAATGTTTCTTGTGTAGTAGCATCTTTGGTTTGTTTAATTTGTTCTTTTAGGTTATCTGCTTTTTCAGATAAAATTGTAATACCTAATAACTGTTCAATAATAGCACGTTGGTCATTTTGCCTCATACTCAAAAAAGGTTCTGTATAAGTGTTTAGTGCAACAATATGCTTAAACATATCGTGTGACATGCCTAACAACGTATTAATAGATTCTTGTGTCTTACGACTATCACCTTGCGACTCATCTGTCATTTCTTGTTCTTGATCATTTACGTAAAACTTAAGAACATTAGGCGAACGGCCACGTTCGATTCTATAATCAACACCATCTTTTTCAAAATGTAATGTAACTAACATGCCTTTGCTATTAGTTTTATTAATTAGATTGTTTCTTTTAATATTTGTAAGTGCTAATCCGTATAACGCATAACTTAATGCGTTGATGATTGTAGTTTTACCAGTACCGTTACGAGATCCTGCATCATCACCGCCTTGATCTAGGTTTTCGCCAAGTACAAGCGTAAGTTGTTCTTTGTTAAAATCTACAGCCTGGGTCTGATTACCCACACTCATAAAGTTTTTTACGGTTAAATCTTTAATACGTATCATAGTTCGTTATAAATGTCCAATAGCATCTTCTTGTTGAAGTTTTCTGTGTCTAACGCTGCAATTTCTCCTGCAACAATTTGATCTACACTTTCAAAATGTTGAATATCAACATCAGTTGTAATTTCTTCCATCTGTTTTTGAGGTATAAGAGATATTTCTCTGCAATTATACTGATTAACAAATGTTTCTTTAATAAATGTTGCTTCTTCAAACGAAATTGGTACATCTATAGTAACACGCAAATACATTTTAGGTTTAATTATTGCGTCAGTATCTTCTAATAAGCGTTTGAGACCTATTGTTCTATACTTAGGACAATTATCCCAATTAATATATTCAGGCTCTTTGTTGTTTTCTCGGTCAAGTATCATCATACCGCGATCATCGTCCCATGCATCTGCATAGTTGTGCGGAAATGCATTGCCTAAATAGTATACTTTTCCTTGTTGTTGACGTTTATGGAAAT